CCACCAAAAAACCCGGAATCAGAGGATGACCATTCTTCAGTGCATCCGCTATTTCCTTACGGGTCATACTATCTGCATATCGCCTCTCATCAAGAATGCCCATTAGTAGTTGATCCTCCCACCTGCATATAACCCATCTATAAGCTTCTTATGATATGGCGCTAAGATGCCACTACTTGATAAATAGCCACCCCCACGGGCACCACCCGCACTCTGCTGCATATAGTCCGTGTTTCCGTAAGAGCCCGCACTATCCCCCATATACTCCTCGTTTCCGTAACTGGTAGTCTCGCCAGGGCCAGGGTAACCGGGGGCACTGGCGGTCCCGCCAGGGCCAGGGTAACCGGGAGCGGGGGCAGTCCCGCCAGGGCCACCCGCAGGAGTGCCCGCCCTATAATCACTAACGGCACCAATTGCTCCAGCTACGTCGGATGCAAAGCCCGGTTCCTGTCCATAGTCACCGATTACCTGTGTGTTCTGATACGGCAACCCCTGCATTGCACCTAGCTGCCATCCAATCTGTTGCTGGTTCCATCCCTGCTGTCTCAAGAAATCCTGATAGGCGAGATCGTGGCCCCGCTGCTGTTCTTGTTGAGTGCGGGCACCAGCCTGCTCCATCGCCTGTAATCTCTGCAACTGCTGCTGCTGTTGTTGGGCACCCAACTGTCTCTGCTGACCACCAAGTTGGCCCATCTGACCACCAAGTTGGCCCATCTGGCCAAATGCCTGGCCTTGTGCGCCTATAGCACCTTGTTGTTGACCAAGCAATCTGCCCATCGTGCCATAACCCTGCTGACCCAATTGACCAGCCTGTTGTAGGCCAGCCAACCCAAGCTGTGTACCCGCTTGTGCGGCTTGGAACCCCTGCTGTTGTCCTTGTAGACCAAACTGTGCGCCCCTAGCAGCAGCGGCTTGTTGGGCTGCAAGTCCTTGCATACCCATGCCGATGCCCTGCCCAGTAAGTGCGCCTTGTCCTGCGAGAGCCTGTTGATACGCTCCTGCACCAGCTTGTCCCATAGCCGCAGCTTGCTGCTGTGCCCTCATCTGGGCATCAGTGCCATACTGACCAGCACCAATACCCATTTGCATAGCCCGCATCTGTGCATCTCTGCCTTGCTGGCCTGCGGCCAGACCCTGCTGTGCAGCCTGTAATTGTTGGCCCATACCCTGTTGTGCCGCACCACCACCAGATACTTGAGCTTGCCGTAGAGCGGACAGCCCTTGTTGCTGTGCCTGTGAAGCTTGCTGTTCCGCACTAAGCCCCATCTGTTGGGCCTGCTCTCTACGACGAGCATCTTCACGTTCTCTCCCAACTGCACTCTGGAATGCTTCCTGCTGTCCTTTACCAATAATCTCAGCAGCTTGTTGTCCTGTCTGCTCTCTTAACTTTCTTTGTTCGACATCAGCACGACTTCCACCGAATGCACCAGCCTGTGCAGCTTGTGACCCCAGTTCCTGACCTTGCATCCTCTGGAATTCCATCAACTGCTGTAACTGAGGATCGGTGACACCCTTGGTGTACTGGGACATATATTGAGACAGATCTGCTCCCATTCCCAACTGAGGTGCCTGTGCGCCCAAGGCTCGCATACGTTGTGCAGCTTCTGCGCTTACATCTCTAGCCTCACCTCCAGTTCCACCTAATTGACTCCTAATATCTGTACCCAACTCCCCCGCTTGCCCACCCAATCCAGCCATTCGGGCCTGATCAGCTTGACCTCCTAAAGCAGCTTGTTGACCCAATGCCGCAGCTTGAGCTTCACGGGCCGCAGCCTGTCCTGCCGCACCAGCACCAAATCCTTGCATCCCAGTACCAAATCGCTGCTGTGCCGCTAATGCAGCCTGTCCAGCCCTACCCATTCCTGTACCCAACCCAGTCATTTGCTGCTGACCAGCCATACCAGCAGTCGCTTGTCCAAGACCTAAGACCCCTTGCTGGGCTTGTGCCTCAAACCCAGTTTGGCGCATACCAGCACCGGCAAGCTGACCCTGCAACTGTGCGCGAGCGGCAAGATCCTGCATACCTCCAGCACCTAACTGCGCTTGCCCTAACGCACCGGAAGCTGCTCTACCAAACTGTCCAGCCATCTGAGCATATTGCGGCTGTAGCCCGGCCATACCCTGATAGGCACCACCAAGCATCTGACCAGCTTGTCCCATCGTGGAGGCTGCTTGTTGCATACCAACCGGACCAGCACCACGCCCGTAAGCTCCATAAGCAGCCCGTGCGAGTGCCTGATCGGTGGTTGGACCAGCTAGACGCTGCCCACCATATTGGGTATAAGGTTGTGCGCCCGCTGCCTGGATTCTGCCAGTTAGATCAGCATAGGGCTGTGCCACTTCAGGTGACACATAGGATTGTACCATTCTCTGCTGATAGGGATTACCACCAGCTTGGAACCCTATAATGCCACCATCCTGTAGACCAACTATACCACCGGAAGCCATGTCGGGAATCACTTCCTCCGCCCTATCCGTTCTCGCTTCCAACATTCTTTTGACAAGTCGTTGGATATCTGTAGGCATATCAGAAGGCATACCGCCTCCTTGATATTCTGGATAGCGTCTACGCATATCTTTCCCCATATGTGCCTGGCAACACATCCCTTAAATCAATAGGGCCTGGCTGTTCGGGTGAACCAGTTCTCTGGACCCTGACATCCTCTATGAACTGGTCCATAACTTCCCCACCTTCTTCGGTGTTTCCACTACCTAAATGTGATAGAACATCCCCAGGAACGATGTATTCACCTGCTGAAACTGCTATTTTCTGTCTTTCGCCATTCATGCCCATTTCAGCATTTACGAGAATGTCATCAGCCATGGCATCACCGCCACCACCATTGATCAAACCACCTCTATTCATACCAGATCCTGGGACAACACCATCAGGGGCAATCATTGGTCCCTGCTGTTGGATTATTGTTACGATCTGATTAACCACCTCTACACCAAAATCTTCAATGGCTCGCTCTATAATCTGCTGGGAACCGGGACTTTCAATTTGTTGGGCGGCTTTCGCTAACCCTTCAAGCCTGTCTGTAGGAATTTGGTCAATGCCAACAAGACCACCCTCTGCCGCTCCTGGCACAGGCATGGGAGACAAATAATCCTGTACCGGAGCAGCAGGTGCATTCAATCTGCTTAAAAGATTCGCACCACCTATATCACCCGCCGCAGCAAAATCAGTAGAGGTTTGTGGGAGTTCACTTAGAGGCGTAGGCGTCTGTTGCGTGATGGGCGTCTGTTGCGTGGTAGGTGTTTGTTGCGTGGTAGGCATCTGACGCTGCATGAACTGCGCGTCAATCCGCGACCTCGGCGGTTCGACTATCGGAGGTGGCGTATACGGAGAATCCTGCCGCAATGGGGTCGTGCTAGTCGGTGTAACAGTCTCACCGTAGGCCCAACTACCGCCCTCCCCGGATTGCTCCATTTTCCGACACTCCCAGGTGCCTTTGTTGTCATAGGGCTCACTCCCCGGTGGGCAACTCGGCCTGGGCGCGTAGTTCGCTCCAGCGGCGATGGATTGGCGCTCGGCCTTGCTTGTCTGTTCGACTGGAATCGGACCTCTGCCATCACCCAAATCAACGTAAGCCTGGCCCTTCGGTGCAGCAGGTGGCGGAGCCTTGATAAGCTCGGAAGGGGGAGTTTCGCCCCGAAGAAGTGCCTGTCTATCTTGTTCCGCTAACGCTTTGTTCGCCGCCCGACGATCTTTAACCCTCTGCTTTTGTTCGGCCTTCTTCGCGGCTCGCTTCTTTTCAGGAGGCCAATAAGTACGCGGCTGATTACCTTGGGGCCACGATGCAGGATCATCGAGACTACCTAGTCGGGGGTCCCAACCCTTGTCCACATTCTTATTCCAACTTTTCGCAGCAGCACTCTCCCCCGGTGATCTAGGCGCAGGTCCCGATATTTCGCCGCGCTGATACGCTGCTTGAGCCTGTGCCACTGTGCGCCCAGCCGTTGGCATCGCCGTATTTAACGGCAACTGCTCGCCGCGCTGATACGCTGCTTGTTGTTCTGCCAGGCTTCCGCCCGAAAGAGGTGGCATTGCTGCTGCCGTCTGAGGAATTTGTTGCTGTATTTGTTGGATAACGGGAGGCTGAATATCTGCGGGGTCATCACCGACTGGCCCATAAGTTTCATCAATCACCTCTTCGGGGTCAGTGCCGTCGAAGACCTCTTCTGGGATTCCAGGGCCTAATCTGCCGCCACCGCTACCCGGTCGCCTCTCGCCACTACCGACATCGTCACCAATGTCACCCCCATTACCACCCTCGTCACCGAAACCGCCGTAATCAACCGGGTCATAACGATCATCTACGCCGTCGAAAAGCGGTTCCCCCATGGTGCTACCGGGGGACGTTGGATAAGGCTGGTAACCAGATAAGGGAGTAGCTGAACCAAGCTGCCCTGGGCGGTTGGAGGGAGATAACCCCATCAACCCGGAAGAGGTGTTAGGTGAGTAGATACCTTGAATGGCTCGAATCTGATCACCGGGTGGAGGAGGTGGGGGAGTAGCAGCTTGTTCTTGACGAAATTGCGCCAGTCCTTCTGGATCATTTAGGAACGGATCAGATCGTGAACCTGTTCCAGCAGCGGACGCAGGAGTACCCGGACCAAATCTGGGGTCATCCGGTTGTCCGGGTCCACCACCAAGTGCCGCTACAAGAGCACGAGCTTCTTCGGTAGCCGCTTTACCCTTTTTCCCACCCAACAGCCCCTTTTGAGCCTTGGACCTATCCTGCAAGCTCTTCCTCCACGCAGCCAACATCTCTTTTGAAGGAGGAGCTATTCCTCCAAGTGTGCCGGGGGTGAGCCCAGTTGCAACCTGTGGTGCCGTGGGAAGCCCCGAAGGTGGCGGCAGCATTGGAGTAGCAACCGGAGAAGGAGGTGGAGATGGGGGCATCGCTGCCGCCGTCTGAGGAATTTGTTCCTGTATCTGTTGAGCGACAGGCACGGGCATGGGATCAGCATAAGCCTGATCAGTACCGGGACGACTGGGAGCGATGTTGGGGCCACCAATACCAGGGGGCATACCGGGACCGATGTTCGGACCACCGATACCGGGAGGTGGTGGCGGAGCTACCTGTGAGGGCGGCATAGGTGGAACAAACGGAGACGGTGGCGGGAATCCAGTTGGAGGCGGTGGCGGCATTACCGCTGGCCACATAGGAGCAGGAGGTGCAGGCGTAGATACTGCGTCTGGCCCCCCAAGTATCACATCATCCTCTCCCCGTTCAACGTACATCTCCTCCGACTGCTCCCTCCTCTTTCTGTCCCCTCTTTTCTTGCTTCTCTTTGTCGCCCGTTTCGATGTACGTCCACCGAACCTGTATTCGGGGATTAATCCGCCATCTGACGATGGCATTGGATTAGAATAATCGACTGGGATATTACCATAGGTCATCTGGCTTGCATATCCAGCGGTAGGATTAACACCCCCGGTAGGACCAGCCACCCCTGCTCCAGGCATTACACGCCCAGCGGTGCTCATCGGATTAACCATTCCAGTGAGACCAGCCGCCCCGCCTGCCCCTCCCGCCTGCTGTGCCGCACCCCGTTTCCCGGCAGCTTCGGTCACACCTAATGCCGCTGCCTCACCGAACGGAATGCTGGCAAGTGCTGACATCGCCTCCCTGCCAATATCTTTATCAGTCAGGATCTTTCCAAGAGATCCCCATAAGCCTTGACCCTCTAATCCCCCTATATCCCTCATTCTATCGATAGCACTTGAGGCCGCATACGCTCTGCCCGCACCACCCAACATGCTTTGTAGGTTTAAGCCTCTATCATAAGCTAAATCACCTGCACCCTGAGTTAGCGCACCTATTCCTGCCTTAGCCAATCCACTCAGTCCGCTAACGCCTGGAATGAAATTCATTGCTATAGGTGCCACCTTAGATACTACTTTGCCCAATCCTCTAAGGAATCCGCCAAAGCCATAACCGGGAATCCCCCCACCTGCATACATCGGTATATAGCCACCACCCTGTAGCCCGATTATGCCACCATAAGCTCTGCTACGGCTAGACTCTGGTTCTACCCGAAAAGGCCCTCGCAAGCCTCTACCTATAGCGTCCGTCCCATAGGGACTCCCGCCTAAGCCAAGTTGCGAAATCAATGCGGACAATCCCCCAGTCCGTGGCCCCAATCTCGTGAAGGGATACTCTTCTTCGGGTCCAGAAAGGAGGTCTCGTAGCTCATCTAGTTGAGCCTGTTCCTCGTGAAACTGCCTAAAATGTCGCCTCAAGGGAGTTCCCGACCTACCGGGGATGGCGTGTATGTCAGACACCGATTCCCTAGAGTCACGGGGGAACCCGCGAATAGGGTCTATGGAACGCAAAGCCCTTACATCAGCAATCGGTATATCACGATCTAGCATGGAAGTGTCTACAAGGGATTCCGACATGTCTCTCTTTGGAACCGCTTGGTCCAAAATAGAGCCCATACTATCCCGCATATAGTCCGCGTCTCCGTAATCGGGATCTGCCTCGTCCGTTTCATACAAGTCGCGGCGATATGGCACAGGGGGTAGTCCACTATCGTCTCTGGCATGTTTTGCAGATAACAGGGCAGCAGCAGCACCAACACCAGCAAGTGGACGGGAAATTCGACTAGCTGCACTTGTATATGGTGCAATAGAACTTTCCCACATTGAGCCCGCAGTTTGTAATGCTTTACCAGGGACTCTTAATGCTGTACCAGTTCCAGGCCCAAGCAATCTTGATGCATCTGTAATTGGCGCAGCAGCACTAGCGGCACTACGGCCACGACCAAATAAACTGGCTAAACCTCTAAGTTTAGATAAGCCACCAACGGGTGTAAAATTTGATAAAAATTCACCACCAGTACGAGGCTCTGCCATCTGGGGATGAGGGGAGTCGGGAGCAACGCCAGCCTGGACTGCCCAATCGCGGAACGCCCGACTGAGCCGATCCCGTTGCCTGGTTAGCCACCCACCTTCTTGATACCCCGGAATCATGCCGCCATAGGCCATTGGCTCAATGCTCATTTTCCAACTCGTTGGAGGTCCACCTGCGCCACCACCTGCGCCACCACCTGCTTGATCGATAGTGGGTGGCTCAGTGAAGGCATAATCTTCAGGCTCAGTCTCAGGTTCAGATGGTGCAACGTCCCACGAAGGAGCTACTGGAGGTGGAGTATCTGCTGGAGGTGATAGCGCAGCGTTCCACGAAGAACCAGCCCCCCCAGGCTGGCCCACGGGTGATGCTGGTTGAGCGAAACCCGGAGGTGGTGGCGGAGGAAAGCTGGGACCACCGAAAGGCATATACGCCTGATCCATGCCGGGCATACTAGGAGCAATATTAGGACCGCCCATACCCGGAGGCTGCTGCTGGAGGATGGGTCCACCGGACCCGGCCCACCCACGCCTCACCCCGCTCCCCCCTCTACCGGGAGGCATACTAGGAGCAATGTTAGGACCACCGATACTATGAATTAAAGATCCCGGAGGCGCTGCTTGCGCTGTTCCTCGACCGTATCCCCAAGACCCGTCAGGCTGCTGATACACGGGTTCTTCATGGACAACCTCTTTGGTAATGTCGGGACCGCTGGGTCCTATATTGGGACCACCCATACCCGGAGGTGGTGGCGGAGGAAAGCTGGGACCGCCAATGCCGGGAGGTGGAGGCACAGGAGTAGGGATTGAATCCATAAACGGCAGATCGGGTCGCGGTTTCATTGTCCGCGCACGTTCCATCATCTGCCGTCCCATCAGACTATCCCGCTGCATCTGCTCCGGCGTAGGTGCTGGCTGTCCGAACCCCAACCCGAAATTGTTCTGGGATTCTTCGGCTGTAGGCGGGACTATTCCACGGCGCTTCATCTCCGCATCTAATTGAGTGGACTGCATACCCCGCCTAGCAGCAATCATCGGATCTTCGCCATAGGCTGCTTGTTGCCCCAACTGCTGCATCCCACCAAGCTGTCCCATCTGCTGCATCCGTTGCTGCTGCATCTGCGGGTTGAACTGCTGACGCGGTGGCGGTGGGAAGCGGGGATCAACGGGAGGCATACCGGGGGCGATATTCGGGCCACCGATGCCGGGAGGCATACTAGGAGCAATATTGGGGCCTCCGATACCGGGAGGAATCTGACCAGGGGGCTGTCCAGCGCGTGCGCGACTAGCAAGCTCCTCCATATGCTTTAATTGATCAGCAAAACTAGCAGTCGCAATTCCCTCTGGTTGCACATAGGGTGTTGCAGGAGGCATACCGGGAGCAATGTTGGGACCACCGATACCGGGGGGCATACCGGGATCTATGTCCGGTCCACCCATACCCGGAGGCATACCGGGAGGCATACCCGGAGGCATACCGGGGGGCATACTAGGAGCAATATTGGGGCCTCCAATACCGGGAGGCATACCCGGAGGCATACTGGGAGCAATATTGGGACCGCCCATACCCGGAGGTGGTTGACCGGAAGGCTGTCCAGCACGATGGCGACTAGCAAGCGCCTCCATATGCCTTAGTTGATCGGCAAAACTAGCAGTCGCAATTCCCTGTGGCTGAACATAAGGTGTTACAGGGGGCATACCGGGGGCGATATTGGGACCACCAATACCAGGGGGCGTATACGCCTGATCCATGCCAGGACGGCTGGGGGCGATATTGGGTGGTTGTTGGAATTGACCACGCAAGCCACCAACACCTCTTGCTCCCCCATACACCATTTGACGCCCACGGAATGCCATTTAACTAGTCTCTACGCCGAAGATGCTAAACGCCATATCGCCTGAACTCGCGTAAACCATAATCACATCGTTTTCGCTTAGAGTTATGCCAACGATGATGAATACCGTGTCATTGGCGGCAACCGATTTGTCGTAGTAGATGTAATGCTCATCTGCTACGGTTGCGCCCGATGGTCGCACAGCCACCCTGAAGGTGAGTGCCCCACCGGAGCGGTTGCAGGCGGCAATGGAACTGACCGTCGTTACAGTAGCGTCCGGTACCGTGTACAGATCGGTATTCGTTGTCGCTAACGGTGCTGATTGCCCCAGTACCTTTAAGGTATCAGCCATTACTAGCACCAAGCAACAAAAACTGATACTTACGAAGTGACAAAGAACTGTCGCTGTCAGCTTGTACCTTCACAGAATTGATGTCACTACTGACATCTTGGAAGTTTTGTTCAATAGTTCTGCGGGACATGCTCTCATCGTATTCTTCGTATTCACGCGGTGCGACATTGAGCGGACGGTACGTCTTGATGGTCATCGTCTGCCGTCCGTTCTGCCGTCGAGCCGTACATGGCCGACACGCCAACCGTATCCGGCACCCGTACTCTGCACCTTCATCGACACCTGTCTGGCCCTACCACGAATGAATGCTTGATCCGTGGTGGAGGTCATCGCAGCAGTCGCTATCTCAGATCGCGCTTGCGCGGGATAATTATGTCCATTCAAGCTGATCGTTACTTCGTCACTGGATTGGCCATCCCTAAATTGGATGTCTGGTATAATTCTATTCAGTGACCAGAATTGATCACCTTCACCAAGCTCAATGTCGCCCGTTTCGATATAAGCCGTCATCGCTGATTCGTCATCGTCGTGACCGTTTTCGTGGCTATACAGCACGTTTGGATATATACCCTGCGGTGCGCCACCACCGCCTGTAGCGCCGGATGTAGCAACATCCGCCACGGTAATCGTATATGTATCCCCATCAACGGACACGGACGCGACGGTATGCTGATCATTCAACACCAAGACCGGAATACCACCAATCGTCAATCCGCCTACATCGCCCGATACGTTATTCAGAATAATTTCGTCACCCACCCGAAGCCCATGACCTGGATCCGTGATCGTGACCGTGCCAAGAGTATTAGTCGTCTCTATAGCCTCTATCATGAGACCACCGACTAAACGAGCGGGCAACGTCCTTTCCCGTATCGAAGAAGCAAGCGGATAAGATTTCGTGCCCGCATGGCTCCATGTGCCACGAACCATCGTTCCGGTATACCAGATGTTTTCGGCATAATTAAAGATGACGTACTTGTCAATTTCGCCATTACCAGACTCAGATGGATAGAACCATATGACCTCAGAGAAATCTGGATTTGATGCAGCGAACACCTTATGGGATTGACCATCATCGAAATCATCAAACACGGTACCCAGTACGGGGCAAACAAGCCTCTGCGCCGTTCCGGTATAGGTATAAAACGCACCACGATCCATGAAATAGACCGTACCGCCTGCGTTTACCGCCGCGTTAGGCGATATCATGGACATGCCCTTGGCTGTCTCTGTAAACGAGAAGTAGAAGGGACTGCCGATGTATCTCATGCTAACGATGCTACAATCGGTCCATATCAGGATCTCTTGGCGCGTCATCATCGCGCCCACAATCTCCGCACAGGACGGTAATTCCTGGCCACCAGCACTGTTGGTCGATAGCGGTTCCCAAACTCCTGCGGCCTCCGAACTAGACCATCTGACGAGCAGTGGATTGATCGCAGTTCCGCCGATCTCGTTGCAGCCGAACGCGATGACATGACGGGCAACATCCGACATCATCACTTGATGAGCAGCGGTAGGGGTGTAGTAAGTTCCAGCCTTGTAGGTCGCGACTACGGCAGAACCACCGCTTGTTGCGTTACCACTGGCATTCGCACCGCCAATGTCTGCTGTGAACGTGGCTTTGTTGACAACCGAAGCCACCGTCATTCCAGTCACTACATTTAGTCTAGCCGCAGTTATGCTGCCAACATCACTAGCACCAGAGATTGTGACCGTATCTCCAACAGTAGCTCCATGACCAGCTTTGTCGATAATTGTAATGACAGTGCTGCCACTGGCAACCGTTATTGGATCATTTGAAAGGGTCACTGTACGGCGCGTTATGTCGCTGAGTGCTGTAGCGGCGGTTCCCGTGCCTGCACTTTCATCCCAATAGTAGATATTGCCCTGTCGAACATTGGCAAGCAAATCATCACCGAAATTTGCCATTGACCACAAGCGCAACTGCACAGCCTGACCCACAGTAGCAGCATATCCCCACTCTTCAAATCCCCACGGTTCCGCGCCCCAACCAGAACCATCTACATAGGTGTTGAGTCCGGTATTGATCTGAAACGCAGCAGTTATACCTGTGCCGCCAGCCGCAGTATCGGTAGCTCCCGCTTTGTCCGCACAAACAACTCTAAATTTATCAAGGGGGTCAGCGTTAGCGGGATCTCCAAGCGCGACAATACGATGTTCAGTATTTACTTCAGCAGCAGTAATGTTGTTAAGGGCATCAGATCCAGCCAATGTGACGTAATCTCCAACTACTGCACCATGTGCAGTTGCGCTCACTGTTATAACAGCAGTGCCGTTAACAGTGGCTATCGGATCGGTGCCAAGGGTGAGCGTGGTACGGATAGGGGTGATGTCGTAATAATCATCACCAAAGTTTACATATAACTTCAGATTGGTCCCAACTCCGACATATTTGTTACCGGAATCGGTAGCCCAATCGTGAAGCTTTCTGGCAGTTCCTAAATAGTTGGTCGAAACATACTTGACCCAACCACCGATCTTTTCAGCAAATCCCTTACGAAATCGCACCTTATCAGAATCATACCAAGTACCCTGTGCGGAATACCTAGTACCATCCGTGAAGAGCCCAGCCTTGGGTGCGATTTTAGTAAAGGGCACAACTGTTATCCCCCGATAATACCGCTATCCCTCGTGACCGTTAAACAACGTTTGTTCGGATCATCATTATCTAAGTCACCCCCGACAATCTCATCACCGGAACGCATACCTATGCCTATAAGAAAGGCTTCCCACCTAGACTGAGCCTCAACATGCACATCGCGAGTTTGATTCACAGCCTGAAGTAAGCTCTTTGCTAAATTGGCTTGCTCCAAAGAAAAATGGATGTCTCTGCGAAGTAGACCATTCGTCTTTTCTCCTGTCGGCATAGCTTCGGACATATTTTCAACTTCCCTATCTTCTGACATCAGTGATCCTTTCTTTAAAATTTCCCGCTTCCGTTTCAACCGCCGTGAAATGCTCCCCATATGACTCCACCTTATTACCTAGTCTATTAACGATTTTCTCATCGCGAGTCTGAGCGCCGATCCTTGAAACCATCCGTGATCCATTTCTCCAGCCGTTCCATCCAATTCTGGTGCAAGCCCGTTGTCGCTTTGATCGCTGCGATTTCCGCCGCCTGTTCGCTATCGGACTCGACTAACCTCTCTACCGACACTTTAATTTCACCGATGTCGCCGCGCAGCCCGTTCATCGCATATTTTACACCGATCACAACGACTGCGCCCGTGATGATGATGCCGCCGACACGCAGTACAATGTCTAGCGGAATATCCATTACGCCACCGCTCCTGCTGCGGAGATAGCGAGCGGGTTAAGGATCGTAGCCAGTTCAGTCCCCATCGGTATCCCAAGGCATCGTGTAGTACATCTCATGGGTAGGCGTGGCTTGCTCCGCGATGTTCGCGTCTAACCGCGCCGTAATCGCCGCGAGTTCGTCCTCGCCAATCGCCTCCTCTACCCAACCCTGCACATCGGCCTCCGTGAGATCAGCGTATTCGATCCACGGCTCACCCTCCTCCCACGGTTTGACGCTCGCGGTGCCCAACGACCATGCGTTGTGGCCCAAACCGTCGTCCGCGAGGTATTTCCAATTGATGCTGTACACGATGTCCGTGTGGTCGTCGGCGTCTGGTCCGAGTTCAACGGTCATAGACTCAAACTGCCATGTATATGAGATTGCCACTGTTTATATCTTCCTTAGCGATTAGCCCGACTATGACCTATCCATACGAGAGACTTCTTGCCAAACGGTGTCATTGAACATGGTGAGCGTGAGCGTATCTCCATCTGCCATCGCAAAGTTGGCATCACCATTCAAAATTATATGCGAAGTATTGTATGTTATGGTAATACTGCCACCAGCGAGAATACTAATGGTCTGTCCTACGACACCATCATCGAAATCGGTGATCGCAGTCGTGCCACTCGTCTTGAACAGGTTACCCCCTTTTACACTGGGTGTCGCATCACTGCTGCTGAATGTCGTGACCGCAGTAACAATTGGTCCAGCAGCCACATAAAGCGAGGCATTGAGGGCGCCCTCAGTCGGTGCGGATTGGATGTAGACGGTGGACGCTACCAAAACTGCATATCCGTTATCCGTCACACCAGTGGCATTGAGTTGCGGCTCGCGGACCAAGAGCGAAGCGACGACGTCAACATTTTCGCTCGCGCTCTGCGTTCTAATTTCCTCCGCAATCAAAAGCCCCGCGAGGCTCTGCGTATCACCGGACGCACCTGTCAGCGTCCCAGCCACATACCAGTCAGAAGCCTCATTTGACGCACCGCCCGATATAAAGGCGCCTCGCGTTCCAACTCTGCGATGGCCTTGAGCAGTCGAGCCAAGCGACATCGTGCCGTTGTCATCAATCTGAATGCCCGAACCCGCGCCCGAGTCGCCGCGCAAATACAGCGCCCCCGTACCCGTGGTGCCCTGCACGGTGTCTGCGATCACCGCGCCGCCGAACGTCGCGCCGTTCACTAACGTAGTGATTGCATTCTCATCAATCTTTATGGCTGGAGTTGTCCCAACCGTCGAACCAACGCCGATAAGCAGATCATCTACTGAATCGTCCAACCCAACGTAGAAATCTTGAGCGTTTCCATTATAGACAAGCTTTGTGTCTTCGGCGGTTCCATCACCCACAGTCACGGATGCGGCAGGAAACACGACTGCCTGATTTTCGTCAATGGTCACGGCGGGAGTCGTTCCCACGGTAGACCCAAGACCGATCACCAAATCATCCGCAGAATCATCCAGTCCGATGTAGAAATCTTGGGCGTTACCATCAAACAACAGCTTCGTATCTTCTGCCGCAGCGTCACCAATGGTCAAAGTAGGACCAGCAACTTGGAAGCTGTCGGTTACCACTAGATCAGCGAACGCATCCAGGACAGCAGCATTATCTGTTCCGGCACCATCGGTGTAAATGGCCGCAACCTTGCCATTACCAATAGTAATTTTGCCTCCAGATCCAACAGTAGTTCCCTGATTGATGATGATACTATAAGGACCAGAAGAGCCTGAATCTGTTGTGGCATTCTCAATGATCCAAAGCTTGTTGATAGTATTTGGTGCCAGAGTAATAGTATTATTTGCAGCTAATGCGCCCGTATACTTCAAGTATATGGCTCTACCTTCGTCAGCCGAACCGTCCGGTACAGTCGTGGTATGAGTAGTACCGGAAATATCCTCAGTACCGGAACCAAAAGCATCTGCTATAAGCCCTAGGTTCGTATTGGTGGAAGTACCCCAAGTACCTGATTCGGCACCTGTAGCGATCTCCTTCAATCTTAGATTATTGACATACGTTGCCATGCTTAACTCCTAGTTTATAACAGCTACCCAATCTGGTGTCTGAGAATCATCTATGACACTCCATATGTTGATCCCCGTCGTTCCTGTCGTACCGACCACCCCGGTCACCGAAACGTATAGAGCTAACGTGACCGATCCCACCGATCCGGTAGCCGATAATCCCGATGCAGTAACATTGACATCGACCGTTACCGTGACGCTTCCAACACTACCCGTTCCTGCTACACCCGTTACTGCGACTGGTCCGTAAGCGTTCCAAGCACCGGAGCCCCAAGTTTCTCGACCCCAGCCAACCAGTGTTGTGTTAGCCATTACGCTATACGAATAATCGCGTTACTCGCATCCGCCGCAGGGAAAGTAATCGTGAACGTGCCAGCGGTGGCGGTCTTGTCTGCACCAAAATCCAGAACAAGAACAGATCTATCGTCTGGAGAGGTGGTATCGTCGTTGAAGATCAGAGCCCCTCTGGCGGTAAATGTTGCCGTAGTCCACGAAGTGTCAGCAAAATCAGTATAAGCGGTCGTGCTGCTCGTCGTGGGGTCTATCCGTGTGAGCGTGTTTCCTTTAGCAGAATAAGCAGAACCCGCCGTATTACTGATTTCGTTAGTTGCGGAATACGCTGTGGTAGAAGCACTCATGGTCGCACTACTCGTATAAAGTGCAATCTTGAATGTATTTCCACCGGAAAGGAGGAAATTATGCTTCGCCTCCAACAATTCCTGCTTAAAGCTCGTACACATCGCCTGAGTAATAGCCATTACAACTTCTCCACGGAATTGGCCAAATCATGTTGGTCCGCCAATCGCAATAACGTGACCACCCTGGAACGATCTTCCTTGATCGCTTCCTTGATATAAAAATTAACGGTGTGGTACACCTGACCCTTAAATGCTCGCGCCTGCTCTGCAATAGCAGGAAGCGCGTCCTCCCCTACACTGACAATTCGATCAGTAGCTCGCCGTGCCCAATGTTCAGGCGGTAAATTACAATTGTTCGTAGTAGTTACCGTCACATTTCCAATCTCTCCACCAATCATTGGGCTACTGTCATCTGCGGCGACATCCTTATCGTACCATCCCTGTATTCATCACCAGTCATTCGCCCTTCAGCCTGTATCTTCAAAAGCCCCAACGCTTCCTGATACCTCTGTTGGTACAACTGCATCATGTCCGGGTCACCTTTCATGTAGGTGTACGCCTCGACCAGAGAGCCATAAAGCAAAACAGTATCTGCGTTAGTGCCCAACCACGAGGGACTCGTATCAACGATTGAAGCTGGCTGATAGTAATAATGAAGCTCTGTAACGAAATCAGCGTTAGGCGTAGGGCCAATGATAAACGTGTCGCTTGCAAAAACACCGTAGTACTTGGGAACCCCTTCCGTGGATGCATTAGGATACGTCGATCTGATGAAGTTCGCATCTTTGTTCAATAAAAATATTTGGTTGCTGGAACTTGTAATCGCTAATGACAATGGAAACAAAAAGTCGGTGGGCATCGCCAGATACTGATTACCATCGTTAATCGTGCCAGCAACATTCTTGCGGTTCACGGGCAGATTGACTGAGCGATAGATGCGCTGTTCAGTCTGCTTGATGAACGTGGGGATCGCAGCCACGAAATTCGTTTCCGTGTTCTCGCAATAATCCTTGATCGCAGCGGTCAATTCAGTGTAGGTCATATGGTCACCGTCACGGTCCCCACCTGTCCATGCGCCAGAATATTGCCCGACCCATCTGCGCCCCCATTTCCTACAGGATCAAACGCAAACAACCGCCTGCTAGTATCTTGCGATAGATCAGGACGCGGGTTTTTAAGTGCTTGAGGGTCAGCATAGCTGCCCAACCTGCCTAAAAAGTTCTGCGGCTGGTCTTCATCCAACATATCCCTGCCGACCATCAGCCCTGTCATACGACCAGCTTTGATTTGTGGCACGAGATCCTTGATCTTGTATCGGAATCCCGTGCGATCACAAAACCCGAACGCATATTTGCCATTGGCAAATTTAGCCATTAGGAATAGCCTCCAGGCACAAAGTGTACGGAAGCACGATCACGATCTTCCTGTTCCGCCAATTGCCATTGAAATTCGTATTCAGCTTTAAGTTCGGGAGATCGCACAAACGCTTCTGGATACTTTTGGGAGATCATATAAGCGAGGCCAGACACCAACGCTGGGAGGAAGCGAGCAGGAACGTCTGGATCAGCAGATCCCACAGCACCCGTATCCTCAATGCGCCGTATTTGCTGATAAACGAACGTGTAGGCTTTATCGGGTGTAGGCCAAAGATACACAACCGGAGCATCACGCTGCTTGTCGATATACAAATTTACGGGACGCCCTTCGGTGAGCTTGTTCGGAATCGTAGAGTACTGAGATACACTGAACCGTGAAATCGGCAGATCGCTTTGCGATGTACCAGATCCATCACGAATCCAATACTGAATCAAATCAACGGTATCGGCGTCCATCGTGACCGTAGAGGTGCCTGCCGTTAAGGTTTTGGTGCCCTGCTCTATGGTCCAAAAGTTGAGGCCACGATTCACCCACTCAAGGCTCAAGAGGTTCAATGACCTACGAGCCGTTTCGATGTCGTAGCCCGTCTTAGATTGAAGGCCACACCTCTCAAACGCTTCTTCAATAACCTCTGAAATTTCGAGGTTGAATGTAGAGGTTCCAGAAGTCGCCATCATTTATCCCCAAATTTGTCTTCACATTGCTTTTTGAACGCGACAACTTTGCCAGGCGTCAGAGATCCATTACCAATCAGGCCACCACTTCTCATCTCCGCAAAATCCTGCAAAGAACCTTGTTTGGAAAATCCGTTGGTAATCGCCTTTTTAATAAGTCCGCCATACGCCTTTTCTTGTTCCCACCTGTCTGCCATCTCAGGCTCGTTGGCGTGCATCCACTTCCTCTGCTTCTCACTCTTAAAGGGCATCCCTAAAACGCCCTCCAGTTAGGATACTCTTTAGCAATACGGCTCGTATGGCCGACCTCCTCCTCATGGCCGGGATAATTTTCAACAAGCCTACTGTAATAGCCCCAATTATGATCCGCCTCCGCCTTCTGGCGGGCGATCTCATTATACTCTGGAATCTTCGCAGCAGAATTCTTTAGATCAGCCATTAGTAGCTCTTCCTCATATAGAGCATTACGGTATAACGATCACCACTTGAATGACCCGTGGTCGTGAACAACACATCCCCATTAATGCCACTGCCAGCGTTATTCGGAAGGGGGCCACCACCACGGAAGTCGAAATAACCGTATCCGCTGAGTGTCCAGCAAATAACGTTAGTAGTGGCATTCCAGAGGATATCGACGGTCATGCCAGAGCAATCATAAGAGATCTGCTCAATGGCTACCCTGGCACAAGACCTTCCCGTGCCGGATTCCGTGCTGAGTGCGGAAACATCGACCTTGGCAACAGCGGTTTCACCGCTACCATCGGAGATGTTGGTGAACTTCATAACCGCGATGCGGTCGCCGTCTTGGATCGTTTGGGACGTTACTGCGTCAGCCATCTGATTCTCCCCGCGAGGACAGGGCTCCTAGCCCCGCTCACTATAGGAGATA